CCGGCACCGAGGGGAACCGGAGCACGTAGAACGAGTGTCCCTCCCACTGGAGGCCGAGCCCTTCGGCATCGTCGATCCGCGCCTCTCGCGCATAGCGGGCGATCGCCGTCTCCAGCGCCGCACTGGAGAACGGTTGCGGGACGTAGCCCTGCGCCCGCACCACGATCCCTTCGCCGTCCCGGTTACGCGACACCCACAGCACCGAGTCCCCCGCCGCCGCGATCGAATCAGCCGCCGCAATGCCCCACGCGAACTGCAACCCCGGCCGCACCGCCAGCGGGAAGGGAAACGACCCGGCATCGTAGAGCACGCACCCGGTCTGCTCGCCGATCAGCCAGACATCTGGCGCGTTGACGCACATCGCCAGCCAGTTATCCGGCGCATCGTTCCGGCCCAGAAACTGCGTCGGATCCCAGGTCAGGAAATCGTTCAGGTTCGACAGCCGGATCCGCGAGAGCACCCGATCGAACGCGATGCCATAGCCGTCCAAGTAGCCGATCTGATGCGCCGCGCCTGTCAGCACCGCCGCCGACAGGACGTTCGTCGTCAGGTTCAGCGCGTAGGCATTCGTCGCGCTCGCGATCAGCGCCTGCGCCCCGGCCGCCCCGTTCATGGTGATGTAGCCGCGCGCGCCATCCTGCGGCACCGAGCCCCGCAGCGTCGGCGTCCCATCGACTGCGAGATCGTAGAGATCGCCGCCCATCAGGAACAGCGTCCGCCCGTTCATCTGGAATGCCGCCCGCCCGCCAATGCTTCCCGGTGTCGTCGCGAAGGCTGTCTGCCCCGGCCACGAATAGAGCGCCGGCCGCCCGGTCAGCGTACGCTTCTCCAGGTACAGATTCACCATGCGCGACATATCCGCGATCAGCCCGAGGAGCTTTCCGCTGGCGCCGATGAAGCCTGGATAAATCATTTACTGGCCGGTGTATACATTACCTGGCCCGCGCCGGCCGCCGAACAGCGCCCCGGCCGCACCGAAGGAGACTTCTTCGAGCCGCTCGTTCATGCGTCCGACGTTCGCCGCCGCGTCGTCCCGCTCCTGCTTCCACCGCAACAGCGTCTGTTCCGCGACCGGCACACGGAACGGATCGACCAGCTCGATCTTCAGCGCCTTCCGCAGCCACAACCGCATGCCGGGCTGGAGCGCCAACACCGCCGCGAGGTTCGTGACTTCCGCGACGGACACCGCGGAATACATCACGCCCTGCAAGGTTCCCGATGACGGGACCGGATACGGCGAGAGCGTCCCGGTCGGCATCGTGGCTTCGTAGTACCAGCCGGCCGGCTGTGGCGACGAGAAACTCTTATAGGCGATCGATTGCCACTCCGAGGGGTTCAGCGGCGGATTGACCGCGATCTCCGGCGAGCCCGTCATGTTGCCGTCGATGAACCCGACCCCGGCGATCGCCTGCGGACTGACCGGCCGCTGCACGTTGACCGCCGCGCCGATGCCGACCGCGTAGGAGGCCGCCGCCGTCAGCACCCAGGTCGTTCGCCGAATCTCTGAGACGGCGGACAGATCGTTCTGCTGCGCATCGAGCCAGTCGTTGAGATGCGCCGTCGCCAGCGCCTCATCCTCCGGCGACACGTTCCCGACGGCCCCGTAGATGCGGAGATCCTGTAGTGCCAGCTTGATCAGATCGCGCCACGTCATGCGCCGCACCTCCCGAGGAAACGCCCGGCGACCTCAGGCCGCCGGGCGGACGACCGTGCTACTTCTTCGCGGCCTGCGGCTCGCGGGATTCGCGCGCCTGTCGCTGCGCCACCGTCTCCGCGACGCCCGTCTCCGCGTTCACCGTGCCGATGATGCCCGCGTGCTTCGACGACTCGATCGGCGTCCCGCCCGGCGCCGTCTCCAGCCCATGATCGGCCGGCGACTCCGCCCAATCGAGATCCGCCCGCGTCTCCAACAAGCGATCGTGCGCGGCTTTGTCCTCGACCTTTTCGACAACCACCGTGCCGTCCGGGTACTTGCCGTACAGCGCCTTGGGATAGTGCTGCTTGCCGTCGTAGTCGCCCGGCTCGCGCTCTCCAAACTCCGCGTCGGCGGCCTCCGCATCCTGCTCGTCCGCCGCGACGTCCGCCGGGTCCGCCTGCTCGCCATGGGCCGCCGCGACCCGTTCCCGCTCCGCGCGTTCACGCGCCGCTTGTTCCCGAGCGGCCCGCGCCGCCGCGTTCTCCTGGTTACCGCTTGCCGCGGCCTGCTGCTTGCCTGTCGCCATGCAATCCTCCCGCGGCCTTGATCGCCGCCTCCGTTGTCACCGTCCGCCCCTTCGGCTTCCGCTTCATCTCCGGCACTTCCGCGACGAACCCGTCCGCCGCGTCGTCGAACGCCTCGATCTCGCGCCGCGCGCCGGCCCCCATGTTCCGATCTTCGTAGGCCCGATGCGCCGCCGCCACTTCGATGTCCCGCTGGAGCCCCTTGGCCCGCTCGACGAGATCGCCCGGCGTCTCGAACCACTGGCCCGTCGCCAGCCACTTCCGCAGCTCCGCCTCGCTCCCGACCTTCTTGACCGTCTTGGCCAGCTCGCGATCGGCCACCAGGATCGCCTGCGCCCGCTCCGTATCGACCTGGCCGAACGCCGGGATCAGGTCCGCCGCGTCCCGGTCCCGCCGCGCCTCGAGGTAGCCGACGCCGTAGATCGCCATCGGAAACGCCTGGAACGTGTAGGGCTGGAACTCCAGATGCGAGTACTGCCCTTTGACCCACGGCGCGTTGTGGAGCGCGTGCAGCCGCGCCCCTTCGTCATAATCCTCCTGCGTCTTGATCCGCTGGAGCGCTTCCAGCTCCATCTCCAAGCGCCGGAGCCGTTCGCCGAGTTCCGTCTCCATCACCACTCTCCTTCAGTACCCGGCACAGATCCAGTTGATCACGTCCGATGCGCCGGTGGTATTCGTGATCGTCGCCGTCGTCGTCGAGGTCGAGATCATCTGCACCGGATTGGCTCGCGTCGTGATGTCCTGCCCGATGCACTGATAGGACGTGATCGCCGCGAATGCCGTCGGGAACGTGATCACGGCCGCATTCGTGGCCAGCGTCGAAGTGCCCACGTAGAACTTCGTCGCCGCCGTCGCTGTGACCGGCGCACACGTCTGGTTCCCGACGCCTGTGGCGCCGCAATCCAGCACCACCGGCACACCGCCCGTCGCCGACGGCAGCGTCAGCGTGCCCGCCACCGTCGGATCCGGGACCGCAATCGTCATCGCGATCCCGTCGTTCGTCGCGCCCTCGAACTTGAGCGGCGCCGCGCCCTTGAACGTCCAGACGCCTTCGACCACGTACGACAGCAAAGGCTGGAACACCCCGCCCGTACTGGTTTGGACCTGCGCCTCGGCGATCGCTGCGCCCAACGCGCCGCACACCGCCAGCACCAGCGCCCCGAGCCACCATCCCCGCCGAGACAGCAAGTTGTTCATTGTGCGTATCCTTCCGAATTACGCCGCACCCGGACCGGCCAGCGTGGCCGCGCCCGCCACGATCGACGTGTTCTGCCAGAACCCGCCCGACGCGATCAGCTCGACCGACTGCGCCTGACCGGCCGCATACGTGAGCACGTCCGCTGTCGCGCCGACGTTGCCCAAGCCGGCCGTGTACGTCACCGTATGCGCCGCCTGGCCGTTGCCGGAGATCGCCAGCCGCGAACCGTCCTGCGCGATCGACGGATTCGCCAGCGTCATTGCGAGCGCCACCGCGCCGTTCAGCTCCGCGATCATGTGATTGCCGATCGACGGCAGCGTGATGGCCCCGGCCGCCGAGTACGACCGGCGCTCCGTCACCGGAATCGGCGGAATCGGGATCTGGAACGCCCCCGGCGCCCCAGGCAGACCGGCGCCGAAATCACCCGGGACCAACGCCGTCATGCCGGCGCAGACCTTCACCTGGGCGGAGATCGGATGCGCCTGATTGAACGTGCCCTCCTGCCCGCGGAGCACCGACACCGGCGTCGTCGCCGCCGCCGGCACCAGCCCGAGCACCTTTTCGACTTCGCCATCGACTAGCAGATATCCGCCCGTGATCACACCCGTCAGCGCGGACAACAGGAGCGTCTGATCGTTGATGCCCTGCGCCGCGGAAAGCGTTGCGAGAGTTGCCATGATGCTGTACCTCCTTCCCTTGTCAACTTGCGAATCTTACTGAGAACTCCGGCCGCTGTGTCTTGAACCCGTAGATCCCATCGAGCCTCGACGGATGCTGATCCGTCATGATGTCCGAGCCTTCCCAGAAGCGCAGCGCCATCCCGATATCCTTCATCCGGACGCGCTTGGCCTTGCCCTGGTTCGGCATCATCAGATTGGCCGACGCCATCACGAACGCCGACGGGTGGAACCCGAGCCCCTGCGGCGTGACCGTATTCGCCGCGCCGAACACGTTGATCGTCGCCCCCGAGGCCGGCAACGAATCGACCGTCGCATACGCGCCCGTCGCGATGATCGGCGGATAGATCGGAATCGTCGCCGCGCCAGCGCCGCTCGAGCTCGTATCCGCCGTCACGACGAACTGCTGCAGCTGCGTCGTGGAGCGGTAGTTCTGCGGATTGATCGCAAAGACGCCCGTCGCGCCCGCGCCGATCGTGAACACGTCGCCCTTCTTGAGCCGGAGCGCCGCCGCCGCCGTCCACGCCTGCGTAATCAAGGACAGCCCGGTCTGGTTCGCGCCGTTCACCGTCGGCGTGCCCCCGAGCGGCCCGACGACGTGCGGGAACACGTTCACGTCCTCGTACCACTGATCCCACGACAGCGCCGCCCCGGACCACATGCCGTTCGTCCAAGTTTTGCTGATCTGCGCCTGCGGATTGAACAGTGACAGATTCGCATTGGCGATCGCCGCGCGCATCAGCGCATTGACCAGCGCCCGCCGCGGCCCTTGCGGTGCCGCGAAGTTCGTCAGCCTGGCCGCCGCGTTCAGGTACGTGCTGTTCGCGTTCGGGATCGTGCCCGGCGTGCCCTCGACCGAGAACACATCCTGATAGCACCGCGCCAACCCGTCCGCGTCGTACGTGTTCGCCAGCTGGATCCCGGCCGGCTCGATGTACCGATCCTCCGCGTCCTGGATCTCCAGCGTCCCGGAGAACGATGACCAGCCCCACGCGATGTTGGCCTGATCCGTGATCGTGATCGGCACCAGGGTATCGACCAGCGCCTGCATCTGGATCGCCTGGCCCTTGGTGGTGGTGAAGCGCTGCGGCAGTCGGACGTTGATCTGCGCGCCGAGCTTCACGCCCTCGGCGATGAAATCCTCCGACAGTTTTTTCGTGATTGCGCCGACGAACCGGATCGTATTCGACGCGACCATGAGCACCTTACGTGCCATCCATGTCGGCGTCTGGATTGTGTTCGGCATCGGCCCCTCGACCGTGCCGCCGGCTAATTGACCGTGAGGAGATGCGCCCGACTAGGCCCGCGCCGCTTTGGCATCTTGCTTCTTCTGCCAGCGGTACCACTCATCGTCGGAAGCATCTTCGCCCGGTTCATCATCCGGCGAGACATGCTCATGCGACGACCCGCGGACAGGCTTAGCCGGGGGATGCGCGCGACTGATCGAACTGGCGGCAGCCGCGACAACTTCGTCGTCATCATCGTCTGATGCTCCGGCGACCGGGCCTGATTTGCGTTCGGTCGCTCCGCCGAGGGTGAGCTCGAATTTCGTCAATTCCCGGATGATGTCTCCAGGTTGCAGCGTGGCGATGCGCTGAACGACCGTCTTGTCTGACAAATGCTCCATCAGCTCCTTGGGATGCTCCGACTTGATCACTTGCTCAACCAAGAAGTTCGCCAGCGTCGGCTTTGTGCCCTTCGGAAGCGCCGACATGGCCGGCGTGTCCGTCAGCCGGGGATCGATCCGCTCGTAGAACTTCGGGTCGGCCTCCAGCACCGGCGCCATGCGTTCGTTGAACGTGGCCGCCACCGCCGTAAACCGCGTCGACTGCTCCCGGCGCTCCGACTCGATCGCCGCCGTCACCGCGGCCCGCGCATCCTTCCACGCGTCCCGCGCGTCGACCCAATCCTCCAGCTCGCCGTCATTGCCCTGCTGGAGCCACTCGGCGTACTTCGGGAACTTCGCCGCGTTGACATCGACGCCGCCGACCTTCGTCTCCTTCGCCGCCGGCTGAGTGGTCTCGGCCGCTGCCTTCCCCGCCTCGCCGGCTGCGGGTTCCACCTTGCCGTCCGCCTTGCCCGCCTTCAGCGCCGCCAACTCCTCCCGCAGCGTGTCGCGCTCCTTGACCGCCGCATCGCGCTCGCGCGCCGTCGTGTACTTCTCCGCCGTGATTGCGTCGATCCGCGCCTGGATGCTCTGCCGCTTGCCCTTCCCGGCCGGCGCCGCCTCGCGCGACTCCACCGGAGCCGCCCCGCCGCCGGCCTCCGCATCATCGACCGTCAGCGTCGGTTCGGCAGCCTTCGAACTCCGGCGCCCGTCCGCTTCGACGACCGACACTTCCGACGCGAGTTCCTGCTGCAGATCATCCGTCGATCCGGTGTTCGAATCGACCGTGACCGCGCCGTCGCTCGCCGTCGCGTAGCCGTTGTCCATAGGCGCTTTCACTTGCTACTTATGGCGACCCACGAAATGATATCTGAGGCCGTCAACGCCGTAGCCGCGATCGTCATCTGCGTCGTTGTCGCCGTGCAGCGCACCACCAAGAGCGAGGAATCATCCTGACAGACCACGAACGGCGCCGACGGAAAAGCCGTGCCGTTGAAGTTGATCACCCCGCCGGTGCCCGGGGCGCCTGTTCCGACGTTGATGGACCCCGCGAGAGCTGTGCTCCCTGCCGTAATCGCCGGAGACGTGCCGAAGCCGGACGCCACCGTCGGCAGTGCGTCGATCTTCAGCAGTGAGCCGATCGTGCCGCCGTTGTTCCGCAACGCCACACCCGCCGCATTCGACATGGCGATGTTGATCCCGGTGTTGAAATCCTTCAACTGATTCGACACCGTGACAATCGCCGCGTTCAACGTGCCCGAGGCATCCCCCTGTGTGCCGTTCCCTACATTCACCGTGCCCGCCGCCGTCCTGCTGATCCCGGTATCGACCGGCGCTCCGAACGTCAACAGCGACGCGACACCAGCCAGCGCGGGCGTGATCGTAGCCGGCGGCTGCGCGATCACCACAGCGCTCAGCCCGAGCGTCAGCGCGACCGCGATCCAGCGCGTTCTAGCCTTCATCACTTGGCCGAGTAGGTGCAATCAAGAATCCCTGACGAGGCGCCGGTCCGAAACCCGCGGAACCGCATGATCGAATCGTGCCCGCTGATCACCAGCACATCGCCGATCTCCAGCAGGGTACCGACCGCCGCAGTCGGCGGCGTCCCGTCGATCGTGTAGCGAATCTCCGCCACCTCCAGCCGACATTGCGCCGTGTCCGCCTGCCGCGACCCGCCCGACAGATCCGGCTCGACCTTCGCTGCCGTGAAGGGCGTGGACGACGCCGCCACCGTGAGCTGCTCGAACGAAATGAACGACACCGCCTGCAGCGCCACGGCCGCCAGCGCGAGACACATCACGAGCGCCGCGATCGTTCGCTTCATCGCTTCCCCCGATGTAAGAACTTCCCCAGATTACGGCCCGGATGCGTGCCGACCCTCGGATCGTCGGCTCGACCCCGCGCCGCCGTGGACGCCTTCCCGGATGTCACCCGCGGATCGTTGGCTGCCGCCATCTGCCGCGTCGCGCCACGGTCCGGTACGACCCGCGGATCGTTCGCTCGCCGAATCGCCACGTCCGCCCGGCGCTCACCACCGCCGCCCACACGCGGATCGTTCGCCGCTGCCATCGCCCGGATCGACCCCGCCTGCGCCCGACCCGCCATGACCACCTCCAAAAACCGTGAGCCGCGTAGCCACTATACGCCCAACGGCGAGATCTTTGCAGATTACCCGCGTTGCCCCTAGATCGGCCCGCCCTGCACCTGTCCCGGCAGCATCTCCGGCGACAGCGGGATGTTCTTCCCGGCCTGGATAGCCTTCACCGTCAGATCGATCCCCTCGCTGACCACGCCGGTCAGCTCCGGCACGCTGACCGTGCCCGGCCTCGCCGCGTTCACCGCCGCCAGCCCCGTCGTCACCGCGTCCATCGCGATCTCTTTCTTCTGCGCGCCACTCAGCCCTTTGGCCTCGCCCACCTGTTCCGCGATCTGGATCCCATGAATGACCAGTGCCGTCGCCGTCGGCGGCACCCCGGCTGCCGCGAGCGCGATCGGCCCGACCAATTCGGCGATCTTCGCAAACTTGCGCCAATCAACATGCACGCTGCTACCCTCCTGTGTCCGCCTCGCCGCCAGCCGGCGCGGCCGGCGCTAGATCCGCTGCCTGCGCCGCGGCCTCCTGCCCCTGCTGCGCCCCTTCCGCCTGCGTCGCCCGCGCTTGATCGCCCGCCGCCGCGCCCTGCTCGAGCGCCTGCTGGTGCGCCGCGTCGCCGGCCTCCAGCCCGCGCTGATGATCGGCTTCCGACGCCACCTGTCCGCCGAGCGCCGCCGCCGCGGCCATCCCGGCTTCATGCGCCCGCTGCTTCGCCGCTTCCACATGATCGGACGCGTGCTGCTGCGCCAGCGCCGCCGCCTTCATCGTCTCCAGATCCGCCGACTGCACGCCCTTCGCCATCGCCCCGATCTCCGCCACCGCCACCGACGTCGCATCCTTCATGATCTGGATCTGCACATCGGCCAGCTTGATCGCTTTGTCGGTATCCGACTTGAGCTTGGCGATCGTCGCCTGCGTCTGTGCCTTCATCCGTTCCGGCTCCAGCTCCTGGAGCTTGGCCTGCATCGCCTGGAGCGCCTGCTTCGCCTGCTCCAGCTGAATCTTCGGATCCTGCCCGTCCTGCTGATCCTGCAGCTGGGGCGGCAGCATCTTGTGGATGCGATCGGCCGCTTCCTCGTGGCCCGGGAAATCCCGGAACCGCAGGTAGATATCGCCGAGCAGCTGAAACAACTGCGGCTCCGCCTGGAACAGCTGCCCGAGTTCGTCCGCGCCCTGATCGACGCGCGACTTGTACCCCTTGCCGACTTCGACGGTCAGCCCGTAGACGCCGCCATTCCGGAGATTGTGCAACGTGGCCGCGTCATTCGGATCCGACACCCGCGCCAGCGCCGCTCGCTTCTCCTCCGGCGTACCGAACGGCAACGCTCGAGGCCGCTTGCCCTGCATCTCATACGGTCGATTGAGAATGACCGGCTTGGAATCCTTATCCTCCGCCCCGAGCACGCGTGCCGTGCGCCCCGGCCGGTCGTAGTAGAACGGAATCATCGACAGCACCACGCGCGCTTCATACTGCATCGAGAGTTCCGCCTGGTTGTCGAGCCAGTGCGAATTGCTCTGATCCCCTTGTTGCTGGAGCGCCAGCGTCCCGCCCTTTGTTTTCACGTTCGGCGAGCTCTTGCCGAGGGACGGCTCGAAGAACGCTGTGCCCGAGTGGATCCACTGATCCGCCATGCTCAGCATCTCCATCGACATGCCGAGCTTCGAACTATCGACCTGCGTCCGCTTCGGCTCCGGCACCAGATGATCGCCGAGCGCCGTCGGCTTGTAGCGCACATACGGGAAATTCCGGATGTTGGCCAGCAACAGCTCGCGCTCGTGGCCGACTTCCTGCCCCTCCGCAATCACCCACGTCGAGCGCGGCTCCTGCGCCATCGACTCGACCGCATTGGACGCCGCATAGTTGAACACGTTCTGCGCGTCCGTGTTCGGTTCGTACATCCCGACCCATCGCCGTTCGTTATCGAACGGGATCAGCTCCTCGCCGATTGTCGGCACCACCGGGATATACGCCGCGTGGATGATCGCGTCGTTCATGAACTCGACCGCGTTCATCCACCGTGAGCGCGTCCGCCGCTGCTCGTCGGCCAGCCAGCCCGCCTTCTTGGCCTCGCGCGCCGCCTTCGGCCGCCGCTCAATACAGAGATACTCCGCGACCAGCACCGCCCGCGCCTCGCCTTCGCCGCGGATCCACTCCGGCGCGTCCTCCGCCAGCTTGGTCAGATCCCCGTCGGACATCTCCGCCAGCGCCGACGGCAGATCCTCGACCTTGCCCGTCTCCGCGTTCGTTTTCTTCACCCGCTTGTAGAGCTGCTTGTACTTCGCCCAGGAGACCCACTCGAGGACGAACGCATGCTCACCGTCTGAGAAATCCGGCTCCGTCGCGAACGGATCGAAGTAGACCGCATCCTGATACAGAATCCGCTTGATCCGGATGTTCTGATCCTTCGTCTGCTCGTAGTCGGCCGCCGGCTCCGTCACGACCCGCCACGCGCCCCGGCCCGCCTTCACCGCGCGATTGAACCCCCAGGACCGCGCCAGCCCTGCCCGCGACTCGCGATCGATCTGCCGGTACAGCCCGGTCATCGTCTCCGCCGTCTCATCCTCCGCCGTCTCCGACTCCGGATGAAACGTCACGCCGAGATGCGCCGCGCGCTCCTGATTCAGCACCAGCCGGACCGCTTGTTCGATCTTCGGAATCGCAATCATCGGGCGATCCGGCATCACGATCCCGCCGCCCAGATCCTCGCCGGCCCGCCAGCTTTTTGCGTCCGTCGACCACATCAGCGCCGGCACCTGATACCGGAGCGCCGCCTTCTCGCGCTCCGCTTGTCGCCACACCGCCGACGCCGCCACCTGCAGCCGTTCGAGCGCCAGCTGATGATCGCCTTCCGCGCCCTTCGAGCGGTAATCCGGTTCGGAGGGTTCGTTCTCCTCGCCCGGCTCCGGCTCCCCCGCGTCGGCGTCGTACTCGTCGGCCATCTAGTGCTCCGTTGACCCGGCCACCACCTTCAGCAGATAGGCCGACTCCGCCGAGATTTCGTCCATCGACGCCCGACGCCCGCAGCCCGCCACCGTGCAGCGATACAGGAACGGCCCGTCCTTCTCATACTGATGCAGATGACTCGGCCGTGGCACCAACGCCGCCTCCAGCCGCTCGACCGCCTGTGGATCCGGCGCTTCCAACGTCATCGGCGCCGCCGTCTCTCGCGTGATCGTCACCGACCCGCGCGCCATGACCGCCGCACGCCGATCCGCGAGCACCTGTTCCTCCCGCACTTCCGCCGCCACGCCACGGATATACGCCACTATGCGCCGCCAGCCCCGAGGCCGCCGCGCCTCCGCCTGCAACGCCATCACATCCCGGCTGAAC